CACCTGATCAGAATCCGTCGAGGCAATAATCGCCTCATCGATTTCATCCTCATCAGTGCAGTCCGTCGCGTGTATACAGTACCAAACCACGTTTGTCAAAGAGCGCACGCCGTGGTGTTTGCCGGCCTCAAGCGTTAGACAGGCCGGAGCGTGGACAATAGACTTCTGACCGTCAACAATCAACTCAATTGAGCCTTGCGCCAGCACCGACAGATGGTCGAACTTGTGCGTATGCTGCACAAGCCACTTATCAGCGGGGATGAACGCCTCTTTGGCGTAGACGCCGCCGCCAAAGTGATGCCGCACTTCAGGCTCAATAAACTTCATCAGGTCACCTCACGCCCGCTGACGCGCATGTTGATAGCGCTGGCCGTGCCGGCAATCGTCGAGATGAAATCGCCGATGCCAAGCACCTGGCCCACCAGTTCGGGGAAGGTGTACACCTCGGACGCCTGCAAAGTCTTGGTCTTGGTGATCAAGTTCTGATTGCCCGCCGACCCTGCCGCCGTGACGAGGTTGACGCTGATTGTCGCAGCGCTGGCGCTGTAGTTCGTCGCGGTGAACTTGTCGATGATGGTCGTCACGCCAGTCGCTGTGTACTGGGTGGTTTGGCTGTTCTCAACCGTTTTGGCCGGAACAAGGACTTTGACTGAAACGGTCATGGTTTACTCCAATTGCAAAGAGTTGTTAGACGAGTATTGCGTCATTATCCAACTTGTTCCATCGGAAACCAAGGTAGCGTTTGCCCCAGCTACGGCCTCCAAGATCGCCGTGGTGGCCGAGCCGCCGACCAAAGGCACTACGTTGCTAGACGCTGACACCAGCGTCTGAGCTTGGTAGTTCTGAAAGTACAGCACTCGACCAGAGTTGCTAGACGCTGTCGGGAGCGTCACCACGCAAGACGATCCAGACTTGTTGTTGATTGTCCAGACATCCGTAGCGCCCACAGAGAAGTTGGCTGTCTGCGTGACTGGCGCTGCGGTGGGGTTGTATGGTAACGCGGGCACATCGGCAGCCACAATCGCACGAAATGTCGGCGCGCCGGCTGACCCGTTGGGTGCGGCCAAGAAAGTATTGGCCGTCTTGCTGGCATACGGATTTTGGGTGTCCCCGTAACCTGAAGCTAGGCTGATCGCCGGAGTTGTGCCGCCGCTGGAGACAACCGGCGATGTGCCGCTGACCGATGTAACATAGGACAGGGTTGGGATGTCAGCCGCAACAAGGGAGCGAAAGCTCGGGGCTGCTGCGCCGCCCGATGTCGGCCCAGCGAAAACAGTATTGGCCGTGGCTGTAGCCACACCTGTACCACCTCGACCAACGGCAAGCTGACCCGTCCAGCCAACAGTAATTGACGTGGCCGCGAGCAAAGCTGTCGTGGGCGAGCCGCCCAGCGTCAGCGTGACGTTGGTGTCGTCAACCTCAGTCAAAGCCGCAGCGGTAACACCAATCGTAGGCGTTAGACCGCCTGACGAAGTGATGGGCGCGGTGGCCCCGACTGAACTGACGTAGGACAACGCCGGAATGTCGGACGCGACGATTGCCCGGAACGACGGTGTTCCGGCGCTTGCGTTAGGCGCGGCAAAGAAGTACTTGGCCGTCTGGCTTGCCCAAGCGCCCGTCAACGTGCCGCTGGTCGTTACCGGCGAGTTGGTGACGGTAAATTCAGTAGGTAGGGCCAGCCCTACGCTAGTTACCGAGCCGCCCGATCCGGTAGCCGCCAGTGTGCCGCCGACAAAACTGACACCCGAGCCAATCGTGACGTTGCTGAACCCACCGCTGCCGTTGCCGTACAGGATCGACGTTCCGCTGGTGGCGGGTGCTTTGCCGTTAAACGTGTTCCAGTCCGTCGAGGTCAAATATCCATTCGTGGACGTATTGGCCGCAGGCATACTGATGTCGGGCGTGGTGCCACCGCTGGACACAACAGGCGAAGTGGCCGTGACTGCCGTAACCGTCCCCTGCATAGGCGGCGGCAACAGGTTGACCGCATCAATTTGCTTTTGCAACTCGGCAACCTGCGACACCAACGCCGAGCAGCAGTCTGCCAACGTCGCTGCGTCGATCAACTTGACCAACTCATCGCTCAAGTCAAGTACGGGCGGCAGCGTCTGCAATTCTTGATTGACTGCCTGAAGCGCAGCGTCAACAGACGCGATCGTTGACTCGGCGCTGAACGTAACGCCCGAGTCGTCAATGATCGCCGTGGTCGCGTTGTTGAGCGACAGGAAAAACAAGTACCAAGCCCGGCTGATCAGCCCCGTGCGCGGGTCAACCAGCGGCACCCGTGGGGGCGTAATGATTGGCGTGGTTGGGCTAAGCATTCGTTGGACTCAGAATCAACTCTGCGCCCATGATGCTGATCTTCACGGGGTCGGTGCCCGATAGCTCATAAACGCGGTCGCGCAGCTTCAGGGTCATGCCCATGCGCCGCCAGAACACCCGGCGGTAGTACTCGCCGATCTTGCCGATCTGCGCCCAGTGCTCGTTGGACCATGTGTGACCGCCATCGTCTGACCAGCGCAGCATAACCTCGGGGCTGTAGCCGGGTGCAGCAGGGTAACCAGTGGTTGACAACATCATGGGCGGCACAAACGGCACGGGGTAGGCGGCTGCATCAACCAGCGGCTCAAAACCATTACCTGCCTCGGTAGTCAGCACTTCGCCCGTTTCGGCAGTAATTTCGTTTTGCACGTACTCGGCAATCAAGATGTCGCCGTTTTCAGCCGTTAACTCTTCCGCATCATAGGCGGGATACAAGTTCAAGCCAACGCCCGACTCAATGTCGAGTTGCAGGCTGTGCTGCGCGGTGCGCTTTAAGTTGTTTTGGCCGGTGGGCAGCGCCCGCCACGACCGCAGCCACTTCTGGATGCTGCCGTTGTCCGAGTAGTCTTCCAGATCAAAGGCGTAGATGTTGCCGTTCTCGTAGTCGCCGACGACCACTTTGTTGTTGAACGCCATCTGGCAGTTGCTGCGATGCCGGGTGAACTCGCCGTTGTTCCAGCCAGCCCGCTCGTGCCAGGCTTGAGTGGCAACGTCGTACACCCAGGTTGTGTTGGCCGTGGGGAAGATCAGCACATAGAAGCTGTGACCGTCCTGCTGGTAGGTGTACGCAACCGCGTCCGTCAAGTCGCTGTATTGCTGAATCTGCCACTCAACGGCATGGGTGCTGATGCGCTGGCCGGCGTAGCCGTTGGCCCGGTAGACGATGCCCTGACCGCGCCGGTCACGCCCGAGCCAGAACAGGCCGTTGTCCATCTTGGCAATCGAGTAGGGCGCAGCGCAGCCCAACTCGTTGAACGCGCCGGGGATGCGCTGGAGCGGGAAGTCCGTTGCGCCCGTGTCAGACCAAACCTCAATCGAGTTGGTGCCAAAGGCCCACACCTCGCGGAAGTTGGATATAACAGCCACCAATCCGTCGGGCGAACCTTCGGTGCTGGCGAACTCCAGCGGGTCAATCGACGTGCCGTCAAGCAGCGCCGTGATCCACAGCTTCTGGCTGTTCGGCTCGTTGAAGACAAAGTAGCCGTCTAAGTAACTTACGGTTACTGCGCCGGGGAAGTCCGGGTCGGTGATTTGCCCGAAAGCGTTGGTCGTGTTGTTGTAGATGTAACTCGGGCCGTTGGCCGCGATGAAGAGCTGCGTGCCGTTGTCGGCCAAGCTGACCGGGCCAGCGCCGGCCACGGTGCCGATGAGCGTCGGCGTGTAGCTGTTGTTGATCTTGTAGAGCTGCGTGCCCGACACCACAAAGCCGGTGCCGTCCTGCGGCGAGAAGGCCCACAGGCCACGAATCGGGCCGGTGCCAATCGAGTTGAGCAGGTTTAGCCCCGGAGCGCGGTTCAGGAACGCCGGCTCTTTGCCGCCCTCGGGCACGATCTCGGGAAACAAGTTGACCATGCGGGCATCCGCAGCGTTGACGCTGCGAGCCACATAGGTGCTGCCCAAAATCGGCGTCTTCATTACGCCACCACCGCACCTCGGAAGCCGACAACCCACCAATCAGTTCCGGCAAACTGAAGGGTTACTGAATCACCCACGGCGTTGAATGTGATTGTGGTGGCACTTCCAAGATTGGTTGGTGTCAAAACGCCAGTGTCGCCGCCAGCCGCCTCTGCAACATAAATAATTGTTTTCAGTTGGCCCTGTGCGCCATCAGCAAGAGTCAATGCGTTGCCAGTTGCAGTTGAAGTAAAAGCAGTGACAAGACTTGTGATATTTACCGCACCTGGGCCACTCAATGACTGAACTGCCGCTGATGCCCCTGTACCGCCATTGGCAACTGGCAGAGCGCCTGTCACGCCAGTGGTTAGCGGCAACCCAGTACAGTTTGTCAACGCCCCAGATGTTGGTGTCCCAAGAATTGGAGTCACCAGCGTTGGGGTGTTTGCAAAAACGTTTGCCCCTGTGCCGGTTTCATCTGTGAGGACTGCCGCAAGATTCGCACTTGATGGGGTTGCCAAAAAAGTTGCTACGTTCGCAGCCAAACCAGATACGCCAGTTGCTATTGGCAGGCCCGTGCAATTGGTCAAAATTCCTGAAGTTGGCGTGCCAAGAATCGGAGTCACCAAAGTCGGACTGGTAAACAACAACGTCTTGGTAAGTTGCTTAGTGATGCCGCTTTGCACAATGGGCATAACGTCTGCTGCGTTGATGACTGTCGCAACGGGCAGTGCTGAAATGGCGATGGTGGTCATAATGGCTCCTAGAAATTGCCTGCGTAAATGTTGAACCGCTGCCGCGTGGCGATCAGCGAGTACGGCATCGACATCACATCGTCCGGATTGTTGATGCGCTTCAAGTTGCGCTTGCTGTACATCGCAATGCGCTGCACCTGGGGGCTGGGCTCAACGCCAAACTCAGGCGCGATCTCGCAGGCCAAGTTGTACGTGAACGCCCGCAAGTAGCCTGGCGGAAACAGGATGTCCGTGGACAGATTGGCCGGCTGCGTCAGCTCCTGGACGCTGATAAAGTGAAACTCCAGCAGCCGCGTCGGGCGCGGGTAGATGTAAATGTCAAAGTCCGGGTAGGTGTTGTTGACGAACATTACCTGCGGAAAAGTTGAGGTCACTGTCTTGACCGCGATGCCGTCGTACTGCTGCTGGTTGATCAGCTTAATGCCGTACGACACGCCAGTGCCAGGGTCTTTGAAGTAGGTGGCGTCGTCCACCAGAATCGGGCGTACAGCAGTGCCGTTGAGCCGCACCAGCGAGCCGCTGGGGCCAAGGGTTGCGTTGATCGCGTCGACCGGCCAATTGCAAATCTGGTCGATGGTGGCAAAAACAGCCAATCGCTCGGTGTTCCACGAGTCGATCATCTGATTGAGCGCCATCAGGGAGTCCTGAGACACTGAGGCCGATGGCGTTTCGCCCTCGGCTAAGACGCCTAGCAGCCGCAACGCCCGGTTGATCTGTTCGCCTGCGGTGTAGGTCGTCATGTTATTCCTCTGCGGTTAAAACGTCCTTTTTGCGACGGCCACGCCGTGCTACAGGCTCGGGGCTGACTTCTTCAGCCACTTCTTCAACGGTCTCGAAATTGTACCGCGACCAGCCGTTTTGAACATCCAAATCGGCTTCCATGTCCATTGTCGCAACCTTAGCGCCGTGGACGGGGTGTGTGAGGTAAATTATTGCCATAAGTGGGGACCGGAGTCCCCACTCCTTTCAGCTTGCGCAGTGAACAATTGCGAAGTTGATGACAACAGCCTCGGACAGCGACCCGCCCGAAATGTTGCGTAAGGTAATGCTGACTTGACCAGCAGACAAAGCATTGGCAAATACGTTGTATGAGCCAGCAGTAGCTTGCCCGCCAGAGATGGTCAAAATCACCGCGTCGTTGGCGCTAATGGTGCTGTTGTTCAAAACGAACGTCGCATTGGTGGCGGTTGCCAACGATGCGTTGTTCATTGTGATGCGACCAGCAGACTTGTCCAGCGTGACCGCTGTCGTTTTGTTGGTCAACTGAGTGACCGTACCTTGGGCGGCAGCGGTATAACCAATTTCCGTTGTAGCGTAAACGGTAGTTCCAACCACAGTTGATGGCGTTGTTGCACCGATTGTGCTGTTATCAATTACCGCACCACTTACAGTAGTGCCAGAAGTTAATTCAGGGTCGCTAAACGCGACGCCTACAGGCTTGGTATTAGGCATGATGTTTCCTTTAAAAATGGGGGCCGGAGCCCCCATTATTTATATCAAGAACGCCGAGTAAGCTGCTTCGCCAGTACGCACGAAGCGGTAGGTGTGGGCACCGAAGCGTGGGACGGTCACCGAGCCGAAGATCGTGATACCAGTGCCCGTGGTGACAGGAACGGTAGACGATGATCCGGTGTTGTTGTTGTTGCAAATGGTCAGCTCAAAAGCGGAGTTAACCTTTGCGCTGGGAACAGCCGCATCGAGCAACGCTGCGGTGGGCAGCGTCACGGTCAGCGTGGCATCGCTGCCTTTGTTGCACACAACCAGACCAACAGCCACTTGAGCAGCGGTCAACGTAGTGTCGCCGGTCAAGGTTGCGGGGATAGTTTGTACGGTGAGTTGTGCCTCGGTCAGGTTACCGTCGCCGACTTGATAACCACCTGCGCCATTAGGGAGAGCCATGATGAAATCCTTTCAAAATAAATGTGTAGAAGGGGGGCCAAAGCCCCCATTCATTTAGCCCCAGATACGGCAGCCCATTTGTGGGCGGATCGTGTTGAAGCCGTACAAAACGTCAATACGGCAAGGCATACGGTCGTTGTTGATGTCGTACTGGCGCACCACACGCAGGCTGATGCCATTGTGAACGGCGCGAGCGGCCATGTCCACACCTTGCGGCAGGAGCAGGTCGGCGGTGGCGAAGGTGATCGCATCCTTGTGGTACACCAAGTTCTGAGCGTACTGGCTGGAAGCAGCACCCACGAACACAACGGCCTTGCCGGTTTGCGGCAGAACGTCAACGGTAGCCAGCGCGTGGTTGGCCGAGTACATCGGGGCCACGGTGATGTTGCCAGCGCCAGAGCCGTTCAGGGTCACGTCAGCGGCTGCGACGAACTGGAACAGCGAACCAGTGGACTCACGGGTTTGTGGGTTCACAGCGAAGCAGTCAGCCACGGTAAACACATCGCCGATCTTCACGGTGCCTGCTGCACCAGCGCCGGTGATGGCAATAGTCGTAGCACCTTCAGCAGTTACAGCAGCAGAGGTCGTGCCGCCAGTAGCGGTACGCGAACCAGTGGTGAACTGCTTGATCGACTGAGACATGTTGATCTCGTCGAAGCCCAACACGCCCATGCCCATCATGCCGTTCTTGAACTGCTTGCTGATGGTGTCGGTGGGGTTGAACAGACCTTTCATGCCTTCGACCAAACCAGCGTTAGCAGCCGGGTTGACGGTGGCGTAGCGAGGCGACATCACAGCGGCGTTCTCGTTGAGCTTCTGCTGAGCTTGCAGCAGAACCAGCGAGGTGGCGGGCGTGGTACCAGGGGTGCCAACGGTGTTGCCGATTTGCTTGAATGCGTTAGCAACGTCAGCGTCGATGGACGAGGCCAACTGGCTGATACGAGGCTTCAGAACACGCTCTGCGAAGTCGTCCAACTGCATGGTCAGTTCGGCAGACGTGAAGTTCACGCCGATGTGCTTCTGCGAAGACACAGTCAGGGTGGTGAACTGCTCGTTGTCGTCCTGCACTTGCAGGGCGGCGCCGTCGGTGACCAGAGCGCGGTCAGGCAGACGGATACGCAGGGTCGAACCGATCTTGGCACCTTCAACAGCAAAGCTGTCGTCGTACTGACGGTTCACGTTACGGGTGAGCACCAGGTTGTTCTCAAGGATTTCGAGAGCCTTCCGGGTGATCATGTCAATGGTAAGAATGCTATTAGCCATTTCGGCGGTCCTTTCAAAGTTTTAGCGGTTCATTTGTGCTTGCAGCTTCTTCATCTGCCGGGCACGTTCAGCTTCAATCCACTGCGAATCAGTCATGGTCTTCGTCGAGCGAGGATCAGTCGTGTCGTAGGACGGACTTCCACTGGTGCGTGCGGTAACAGGCGAAATAGGCGTAGGCGCAGACGTAGTCGGTTTCACAAGAGGATTGGAGCCAAGTTTGGCCTCAATCTTCCCAATCTCTCGGGCCTGCAAAAGAGGTGCCAAGCGGGAAATGCGATCAGCTTCCTTCGGGTTGGTTCCCAGCCAATAGGCTAGGTCCGGCCCCATGTCGGACGCCTTGATTGTCTCGGCCATCACGTCAGTGACTCGAAGCTGCGGGTTGTAGGCGACTTGTTCAAAGTCGTCGTACTTGGCCCTGGCCTCTTCCTCACGGTCGTGGTAAGCGTCGTTAATCTCAGCCTGCTGCCGTTGGAAATCTCGCTGCGCGATCAGTTCTTCAGCCTTTCTGACAGCCAACGCTTCCGCGTAGGCATCAGGGGACTCAAACTGGTCGATAGGCGGGACTTCTCTTGGCGCTTGCGGTTGGGCAAGTTTGGCCTGCTGCTCACGTTCCCATTTGCGCTGCTCTCGGGCAAGGCGCTTGCTGATCATCGCGTCGATCTCGGCCTGCGAGTACTTCTTTTCCTCTTGGGTGCTACCGTCTTGATTTTCAGCTACTACCGGCGCATTTTGTGCATTGTCCGTGGTGGCCGTCACCTCGGGTGCTTGCGCGGAGTCAACTTCCGCTAAGGCTTGGACTTCATCAGTCATTTTTAACTCGTGTGAGTTCCCGGTGAACCTCACCGGTACGGTTGGGTTATCTTACAGCAGATTACTCTGGCTGTGCAACATTGGTTTGGGCAGCTTGATAAGCGGCTACAACGTCAACAGTGTGCGTTGCCGCACAGATAGCTTGTACACGGGCATCTTCGGCGCTGTAATCATCGCCGGGAGTAATAACGTGGCGGTGAAAAGAACTGCTCAATACAGCGCCATTTTCATCGAGGATACGGTTTGCAGTTCTTACTTGAACAGCACCACTTTCAACAATTTCAATCATGTCAACAACAGATTTTTGTGTAACGCTCATTTCATTCTCCTTTAAGAAACACGGTAGTGACCGCTGACAGTGAACTCAGGACGTGCGCTTGTCAACGTAAGTCCCGTAAACCCTGAACCTCCTGTGTTAAACATAAATAGTCCAGAGGAGCCAGTGTTTATCACAGGTAAAGCCGTTCCAGCAACAACTACCCCGCTGCAATAGTTAAGGACTGCACCGCCTTGGTTTCCGCTTGCAGGCGCAAAAGGCAACCCGCCAATGGCAACAATGTCCACATTGCGAGTTAAACCAGCGGCCATGTAAAGGTACAAACGGAAAAACACAATGTTTCCGATTTTTGTGTACCAGCCATCTTGCGTCGTGTATGTAACTGCCGGGTCAAAACCCTGAATTACTGTTGGCGTGAATGTGCCTTCTTCATAGTCTGAAAGCAACTCGCTTGTCATCGTTCCAGAGCCACTTGTTGTGGCGCTGAAGTCGATGCCTTGTCCAGCAGCACCAACAATTAAACTGCCAGTAGTTAATGTTACCTGTGTTGCACTTATTGCACGACCTGCTGTTAAATCAGATACAGCAACTTTTTTAGTCGTACCACTTTGAACAATGGGCAATACCTCAGTACCGGCAAGCGGAGTAGTTGCTGGGGTAAGTGCGGAAATCTTTGTGTCAGCCATGTTAGACCTCCTGTGTTTGATTGATGGATTGGCGATATGCGGCAATCACTTCTGGAGTCCAAATTTTGTTGCAAAAGGCAACAACTTGTGCTGGGCAGTTGGCTAAGTTTTGACCGGGAATGACGCTTGACCTGTTTATTGACGGCAAACCAATTGTTTGATTTGTCTCTGTGTCTAGCACAGACGATTCTTCAACATAAAAAACAACACCAGACGTAGAAACTGAAAATTGCTTAACAGTTTTTTGTTTTTCAAGACTCATGTGATCACCTTAAAGGTCGGTTATGTAAGTTGCGCTGAATGCGAACCCGTTAGCATCTGCACCAGTTCCCAAGTCAGCAATAGCCAAAGGAATATCATCGCCGTTTGCGGCAGTCCGATATTGAAGCCGAATGACTGTTTCATTGCGTTGCAAAAATCCCGATGACGGGTAATCACCTGCAAAGTTTTCTAACAATGTCAACGACACCGCCGAGCGGACGCCTGTACCATTGTTGCTGACTGCAAAAGGAAGTCCGCCAATGATTACATCGCCAGAAGCGCCGCCAACAGTAATTGCGTCAGTTCGGATGAACCCGCTGATTGTCACAAGCTGACCAACTTTGGTGTAGTAGCCTTGAGTTTCTGCGTCATAGGTTACTGATGTGAAATCAGCACTTGTTGCGGTATAAGTTGGCGTCCAAGTTGCAGTCTCATATTCAATCGGGAGTGCAGTGACGTTGGCAGCTTGACCAGACTGGTTTGGAACATCATTGTTTACGCATACGTTGTTCAAGCATTCTTCGCCAGCGGAATTACTTAGTCGAATTCCATTTGCGCCAGAAGATCTGCTGCCAGTAATGAAGTTGTCATCACACAAGCGGAAATCAAAAGCAAAACTGCTGTTGATTGACACCGTATTGTTTGACACAAGCGAATCATCTACGTTTTGAAACCTAAACCCAACAACACAATCAGTCGCAATGTTTCCGCTGATGTCGAAATCAAGCGCCCGATTACCAGTTTGCCCAAAAATTCCATAAGCGTAACTAGCCGAAGTAGAGCCAACAACAGTGTTGTTTGACACTTTCATGCCACGCTCACCATTTATCAGAAACGGAGAAAACCCGCCAGTTCCTACGTGCGCCTCAACGGTGTTGTCGGAGATTATAAAATCTCTTGGATACAAGCCATCTTGTTCGACGGTTGCTATTGCGTAACCGTTGGTGTTTGATAAGGTGTTTCCTGTGCAGACAGTGCCAAAACCGTTTGCGTTGTAACCGTCTGGTGTTGATCCGTTTCCAGTCAGTGAAATGCCAAGCTGGTCGGAATCAAAAATCACATTGTTTGCCACGGTGTGGCTAGAGCCACGAATAACCAATCCGTTGGTGCATACATTTACAGTTGAATTTGTAAAAGTTGAATTAGTACCGCTGCTGTTGTAGATCAAGGCATCTTGAATTTCTCGTCCTGAAATTTCAGAAACAATGTTGTACGAGCTGTCAAGACCAATCAGTACAACGTTGCCACATGAGAAACCTTGGCAATTTAACACACGGTTTTCTAATCCGTCTTGCACAAACACAACTTCATAATAGTTGCTATCGGCCACCGGAGGAAAGGTTAAATTACCAAGGAAACCGTTATGTCTGATTCCCTGAACAGTCATTTTTTGACAGTCAAGAAGCCATACAGTGCCGCGCTTTCCGCTGCTGATCACATTGTCAACAACGCCGTTTTTGCAATTGTCAAACTTGATGAATGACTTGTATGACTGGCGATACGCGCTGCCGCCAGAATTCCATGCTGCAAGAGTTTCAGGGCCAGTAAAGGCGATGCCTTCAATGCGAACACCATCGGCACTATCTACCAATATGCCTTGAGTGAGTAGTGTTGTTTCGTTGAATGTGCCTTCTCCGTACAAACGCAATGTAGAAGAAATGGTCAATTGGCTTGAATAGTTGTATGTACCAGAAGGAACATAAATATCCGTTGCGCCGCTATTGAGCGCAGCTTGAATAGCACTCGTGTCATTGGCAACTCCATTGCCAACAGCACCGAAGTCTTTAATGCTGACGTATTGCTCCAGCTTATCGCACACCGCAGTTTCTACGGCTCCGGTAAACGAAGGGGTGTACTCAATATCACACGCATTGACATCATTGATGCCCACAATGTTGTCGTATGTGCCGATCAGCACTTCAGTGCTTGTTTTGAGCACAAACTTGTAAACAAGGCCGTCAGTCAGCCAAATCTCACCACCGGATACTCGGCCAGCCGCATCTAAAACGATGGGGTTGGTGTGGGCGGTAGTACCTGCCGCGCTGGTGTATGTGGCCTGATTAGTTGTTGTGCCAGCGGCATAAGTGTAAATCTTGCCACCAGTTAACGGGTTGCCGTTATTGTCAAAAAACTGAGCAGCAGCGCCGCCAACTGGAGAAAGGTTTACTGCCATGTTAAATCCTTAGATGCTGATTGCAGCTACTTTGTCTTGGAACGCTTTGACGCGAGCCTCAAGTGCGGCTTGGTCAGCAACCAGCGTGGCTTGTTGCTGAGCCAGTTGTTCTTGGTCTTTGGTTAGCGCAGCTTCAGCCGTTGCAACTTGTTTTTCACGCGTTGCCACTGTTTTTTCGCGGGCGGCAGTGTCTTTTGATGTTGCCAGCGCGTCGTTGTTCAGTTTGCTGGCGTTTGCTTGAGCTTCGGCCAGCGCCTGTGCAGCCGCATCACGGTCAGCTTTTGCGTCAACTTTGATGCTTGCAGCTTCTGCCTTAGCGGCTTCTAGCTCGCGTTTGGCCGCATCGCGGTCTTTGATTGCGTCTTGAGCAGCCGACAAGGCGCCTTGGCGCACGGCCAGTTCGTCACGCAGCGCGGCCATCGTAGCTAGGTCAATAGGCAACTGCTTGGTGAAGTACTCAACGTAGTTCAGCGCCGGGGTGTCATTGGAAATTTGCATGATGACCTCGTCAAGAGTAATAGGTAATGTTGAGCTTGGCCCCAGCAGTTTGCTCAATGAACTGAATCTGAGACAGGTCACCATCGTACTGCAAAGTGACGCCAGCGGCCAGCGGCATTCCAACCGAAGCCGTGGGGGCTACGTTGTCATCGCGCCAGCGCACATTTTGCGTTTCAGGGGTGATGATAGCAATGCGGGGCGTGCCTACCAGGCCGTTTAAGTCACGTTGAGGGACTGTCAGTCGAGTTGCCGAGCTAAGACTTGTGATCTGCTGGTAGCCCATCACTGACGTGATTGCTTTGAGGTTGATCGCCATTAAAATCTCCTACGTTCAGTGAATGACCGCAACTTGATCAAAAGTTGCTCAGTTGCTTGCACAATGCCGGCAAAGAAGCCACCAGCAAAAAAATTTCCGCCAAAAAAAGGGCCGCTCATAGGTCAATTTTCGCCGGTTTTTGGCGTATTTTCAACCCAAATTTTAGCGCTTGTGCTTTGACCATCAGCAGTCTTCTGCATTCTCAAAACCAGCTTGCAGCTTCAGATCAGCGTACAGGCCGTCCATCAAGTTGCCCTGCGGGGTAGCGCAATAGAAGGCATGTGACGCCACTTCCTGCGCGTTTGCTTGTCGGGCATCTGCATTGGCGCTGACACTGACTTGGTACTGCACCTGATCTTTGTTGCCAAAAATGTTGGTGATACGGGCGTAAGCCTCCGTAAACGGTACGCCTACGTTACTGTTTTGGATGGAGATTTTCAGAGCCATTAGAAGGTCACCTCAGTAGTGTCAATTTTTGCTACCCAGCGGATTGTGGTCGCCGCTGCGCCGGTGACAGTCACAGCAATACCGCCGTTTGTTGTGTCAGCAGTAATTGCCAAAACCCAAGTAGCAGCGGCAACATCTTGGGCAATAACAGTTGGCGTAACTGCGGCCACAAGAGCAGTCGACGCAGCGTTAGCGCCGCGCTTAATTACGCCTTCAAATTTCCAGCCTGATGTAGTGCTGCCACCAGTTACGTTGGCGATGCAAGTGCCTTGGAATGTGTAGGCACTGTTGTTGGGTAAGATGACTTGGTTGGTTGTAGATGCGGCAGATACGTTGCTTGTTAATACAGTTGCAGTCGCATCTGTAGTTTGTCGACCAAGTAACAATGTTGCAAGTTGCTGCCGCCCCGCTGATGAAGCAATAGGCGTGTCACTTGCAGGCGTGACAAAGTTTCCAGTTATTGATCTTGTCGTGCCGTAACCACCACCAACTACAGTGGAATAACTACTATTTGCTGTATTTGCATTTCCAGCATAGACGCCAGCGAAAGAGCTTGATGCAGTATTAGATGCGCCGCCAACAGCTACGCTGTAAGTTGAAGATGCTGAATTAGATTGACCACCAAAAACCCCGCTATAAGTACTAGATGCTGTATTTGAATTTCCACCAATTGCTGCCGATAGAGTTCCTGATGCCGAATTGCCTTCGCCAATAGTAATAGAGCCGTAGTTAGCGGCTGTTGAGCTGCTGCAATTTAACGAAATCCAACCAGAAGCACTGAGTCCAGTACTAGTTCCAAAACTTATAAAATCTTTTGAATATGTAAGGACTAAATACCCGCCGGGGCCAAGGGTAGTTAAACCAGAAGCCGTACCAGCACCGTTTACGTCTGATGATCTAATGGAAAGACTTTGATTACTAGAAGCAAATCGCGAGTTTACAATTGTGATCTGTTTTCCTTCTGGGGCGCTTGCAGGAAGATACACTTCTATGGCCGTTGTCGTTGCGCCGGTTTTAAATACTTGAATTGGGGCGCAGTCATCTGGCAGCGAAACCGATCTGGGTGCCGATGCTGACGCAAATGTCCTAAAAAAATTCCACACCTGTATTGCTGGTGTGTTTTCGGATGCGAACCCCGTAAACATCAGTAATCTCCGCCAATAGCAGTCAGGTGGAAACCTGCCGCTACCGCTGTGCCAAACGTAGCGTAGACACGGTAACCTGCCGCCAAACTGATGTTTAAAGGCAAGATGATGTCGGGCTGTTCTGCTGTTTGCGATACCGTTGTTGCTGACAGTGTGCGCTCAAGATACAGCGTGTTGTTAGCTGCTGTTGTCGTTACAGAACCGTTGTTGATCCAAATGCGAATAACAGTCGCCACATTAGTGCCAAGTGACCTGACCTTGATGAAGTCCAGCCGTGAGCCTTCTACAGCACCAGCCGTTTCAATAGGGCCGTAGATCGTGCCTGCGGTCAGGTCGGTGGTTGTGTTGGCGGTAAGACCCGGTGTTCCTGCTGTTGCAGCCGTGCCGCTAACCCAAGTATTGACAGGGATTAGCGGAAAAATAGGGTTTGTGTTTTGTGCCATTTACATTGCTCCAATAGACCAAGATTGTAGTTTAGGGATGGGTGAAGAGCCACCGCCACCACCAGAAGCGTTGATGGTCTGGTTTGGGAAAGAGCCTGTAATGGTCACATTGGTGCCGGCTACCAATGACGGTGTTGCCGTTCCTGTGCCGCCGTTTGCCACGGCCACAATGCCCGTTAAAGCGTGGTCTGCGTTCCACGCAGCAGCGCCTGCGGCACTGAACGTGCCGTCTGCCGGTGTGGTGTGGGTAACAACAATAGTCATGCCAGAAACTTGAGTTTGTACAGAGTGGTCAGGTACAACTCGACAATGTTGTCGATCAACTGCTGCAACGAGGTGTCTTCTTTTTTCGCCACCTTGTAGCGCATTTCCTCAATTTCGGCCAGCGATGCCTCAAGGAACTCGGTGATGTTGGTCGTCTTTTTGGCCGAGTGTAGGGTAATCGGCCCGATCAGCCCGTGACGCCCTTGGTACGCCTCGGCAAACGCATCAGCGTGGTCGATGATGGTGTCGTAAAAGGTGTTGAGCGCCACATGCTTGGAGTAGCTGCGCGTGTTCAGATGCACCGAATGGGCTACGTCGCGGGCCAAGAACAAGAGGCCCATGAAGTCTGCTGCGGTGCTCATTGCGGGACTCCTTGCTCAGGCATCATCTCCGGCATCTGCGAGTTCAGGTTGTTGCTCTCCATCGCAGCCGCCACGACGCCCATAGCGATGTCCTGAATCTGCTGCTCGGACATGCCGGCCTGCACCGCGCTGATGCGCTGCGTCTCAGCCTGGTACGCCTTGATCTCGGCCTCAAACTCCTTGATCGACAGATCGCGGGCTTCCATCGATTTCTGCACGTTCTGAAGCATCCCGGCCATCTGCTGCATCTCTTGATTCATGGCCTCCATCTGCTGCTTGGCCGCAGCCAGCGCCGGATTGTCCTCATCGTCGCCAATGATCGCCGGGTCGATAACCTTGGCAAACCGCTGAGACATTTCCTGAGCGCCCGGCCAGTCCATGTTCTTGACAAACAGGTCGCCGGCCACGCGCCAGAGGTCCGGGTTGCCTTGCAGCAGTTGGGCCATCGCCTCCAGCGACTCCTGACGCTTGGTGGCAAAGCCGGGCCCGGTAATGACCATCACGTCGTACTTGCCGACGCCGGGGTTGTAGATTTTGTCCACCACGATGCCCTGCTCGTTGCGGATTTTCTTGACCGGCTCGGGCTGCATCGGGTTGATCTTGATCATCTTGGACTCGCCGTCCTCGCCGACGATCCGGGCGATGCGCTGCGTGTCGTAGATTTTTGGGATCAGGTCGATCAACTGACGGCCGATGTAGCGGATGAACCGGGCGTAGTTGTCAACGTAATGGTAGGTGCCGGTGTCCGACTCTTTCTGCCGAGCCAAAATAGCCCTGCCCGACCGCTCGTTCGATGTCTGGCCCAAGGCTGCGTTGTACTGCCCGGTGACGCTCTTGATGTCGTCAGCAGCACCCATTTTGGCCTGTATGAGGCCGGTCTGGGGCAGCGGTGGGGCTGCACGCTGGGGCAGCGGCAAAACGGCGCCTTGGCCGTCTGTAACGTCTGGGTTGACTTCCAAATAGGGCCAGTTCTGGGTGTTTGCAGTCTTCCACTGCATCTCGTACCCTTCGAACTGCCCGCCGTAGCCGATGAACGGTGCCTTGGGGGCCAGCGCCAGCATCTCGGCTTCTTGGCTGGTCCAGTAGTTGTACATGCGCTGCGCGTCTTTGGCGTTACGCACGAGGCCGCTGACGTACAGCCGCCCCTCAACCTCGAACTCGTTACCTACGCAGCGGATCACTGGGATGTGAGCGCCGGCCCAGTCGGACCGCTCCAGCACCTCGTAGCCGTTGATCTTGAGCCACTTGACCTTCTTGCGGTCAGACGGGCGCGAGCGCAGGGGCTTGCCAAACTGCGCGCGCATCATCTTGTCCTCGGGCGTGCCGCTAAACGCCGTGGCGTTGCCGGGGTACAGGTTGAGCGTTTCTTTGGTGTTTTCGATGTAGAAATACTCGGCGATACGCACCGTATTTTCGTTCATCCACTGGCTAAAGCCTTGGTCGCCCACGCCCAGCGTTTGCAGCGTGGTGATGGGTGCAGCGTCTGGGTACTGGCGCTCGTACTCGTCCTTGGGAATGTCCTCAGTGATGAAGCACCAGCGGGCGTCAGAGCCGCACGGGTCTTGGATCAGCGGGTCCATGTAGACGCTAAACGAGTTGCGGATGCGCCCGATCTTGATGTCCTGATCGAACGTGTTGTCGTCGCAGTACTCGGTCAGGATGCGAGCGTAGCCCTCGCCGTAGGACACTTGGTTCTCGCAGGCCGTGTCGTAGGCCACGTCGGCGTCCGAGATGTACTCGATGTGCCGGATCATGCCGTTAAAAATCTCGGCCACCTCAACGTCAGCGCCGTCGTCTGCCGGAATAACCTTGGGCTGCGGCCTGTTCTGCCGCTGCTCGTTGGTGACCTGATGGACGTGCTGTGGCAGCTTGTTGATCGTCAGGCACGGCCTGGCGTTGATCGTCTGGCCCTGCACCGCGCCGCGGGTCGCCAGCACGTCGGCAGGCCATTGCCAGTGATTGTCGGGCGAGCCGGCGTAGAACCGCAAGTCGTCCAGCTCGTCCTCACGCGACTCAGACAGCGCAGAAATCGCCATGTCGAGGCGGGATCTGGCCGTCGAGAGCACCTCAGAGTCGCTCTTGTCCTTGGCCGAGCCGCCCTCGCTGACCGCTCCAGCAGCGGCGATTCCTGTGTAGTCCATGATTACTTGATCTTGCTCAGAACCTTAGCAACCGTGGCCTTAACGTTGGTGCCCGACGGGATGCTGCCGTGACAGCCCATGCCCGGCATCTTGGAGTACGTCTCCTTATTGCGGTCAGGCATCCCGCCGCCAGTAATCTTTGGCTCACAGGCGTTAAGTTTGCTGATGGGTGCGAGGGTCTTGTTCATTTCTTGCCTTTCGGTGCGGCGCGTTTAACAGCGTATGCAATGGCAACGGCCTGCTTGACCGGCTTGCCTGCTTTGACTTCAGCCTTTACGTTTTTGCGGAAGGCTTCGGGTGATTTGGACTTGACGAGTGGCATTACTTACCCTTCTTGGCCGTCTTGGCCGACTGCACAAAGTCTTTTTTGGTCGGCGCGCCGGGCGAGCCAGGCTTCCTCATCTTTTCGCCAGAGCCTTCTTTGATGCGCTCGCGCTTGGCGTGGATATTAGCGTAGAGTCCGGGTTTGGTAGCCATGATCAGCACTTCCATCGTTTGAGTGATGCCTTAGCCCGCTCGGCGTCGCCTTTGGCGTTCTTGACGACGCCCTCCATGCGGGCGCAGAAGCTAGCCTTGCGGCCAGCGTCGGCCTTAGTCTTGGGGTTTGGGGCCGGGGGCTTGAGGTTCGAGCCAGTGGCTGCGTTGTACTTCTCGCGGCCCTTGGCTGTCAGGCCCGCGCCTTTGCTGACGGGCAGCTTCTCGCCCCGTCCAACACTTAGAGACACGCCTTTTTTAGCCATTTACGCCCCCATCCAACTGGTTACAGCCCCGCCACTATACCCGCTTGCGGTGCGAATGTGTGACTTTGGCTCACGATACTCTCGGCTGGCGACAGGATACGCAAACGTCAGCGCGATGGCGTCTGCTGCGTCCGGTGAGGCCAAACCACGGGCTTTCATGTCCTTTTTGGACTCTAGAAATATAGTACCACGCGAATCGGGCTTCATCTTAGGCGAAATCAAGTCACTTTTCAAGAACCTGTCGTTGGGCACGCTGGCTGTTTTCAACCAATCGCGCATATCACCCCACATTTCAGCCCGTTTGTTGCCGTACATAATGGGATTCTTGGCCTTATTGCCAAAGTTTACGCCCCTGACCTTGTACCGCTGCTCTTTGAGCCGGTCCACGACCCCCGCCCCCAACCCGCCCTCGTCGATGTTGACCAGCGACGGCTTAAACTCCTCAATCGCGTCGATGACGTGCCCGACCACCGTCATGGTGTCGTCGCCCCGATGCCGTATCAGCTTGACGATGTCGCGCCCTTGCCGCACGGCGATGACCGTCGCGTCTGCCCCGAACCGCGCCGGGTCTACGCCGATCACAATTGGTGCCGACTGGTCCATATGCTTGGCCCGTTTCATCGCCTCATCGACCACACCGATGCTGATGAACTGATCGTCGCCCTCGTTGGGGAACTGACCATACACCTCGACGTGCGCTTGGCTGCTGTCCGGCCCGTATTCCGCAATGATCTGCTCATACACCTGTTTGTCAGTGCCCTCGACCGTCCTGGCGTCCACGATCTTTGACGCCCAGAACTCCCGCTTGCTGTTAAACGCCTCGTAGAAGTACCCGGTGTTGCGGCGCGGGTTGGAAAACGCCAGCCAAAAGCGGTTTGGCGTGTTCTCGGTGAAGAATCCGCTGGTCACCGCCCAGATAGCGTCGTCAATACCCGACGCCTCGTCGAAGATCACCATCACGCCGTCGAAGTTGTGCACGCCAGCGTAGGCGTCTGGATTTTCGGCCGACCATAGCCGCCCCTCAACGCCCCAGTATCTAGTGCCTTTCTTCAGGTCGCGCTCAACCAGCTCCGTCAGCCACTTGGCCGGCATCAGTCTGGTAGCACTTACTTCAAACCAGTGGCTGTTAATCGACATCGCCAGCCACTTTGTCAGCTCGGCCCAGGTGATACTGCGGAGCTGGCTTTCACTGTTAGCCGATATGATGGTCGTCGAGCCGATGCGCGTGGACAACATCCAGTCCGTGATCCAACTGACCAGCGCCGACTTGCCGATACCCCGGCCCGAACTGACCGCCAGGCGCAGCACGTCAAAGTCTACCTTGCCGCCGTTCTTTTTAATGTGCTCGGCCATAGTCGCGAGCACCTCGCGCTGCCACTTGCGCGGGCCAGTGAAGTGCTCCAGTGGCGTGCCCTTGACGCCCCACGGGTACGCGAACATCACAAACGCCAGCGGGTTGTCCTTGATGGCCGGGCTCCATAGCCGAGCCATCAGCTCCTGCTCATCCTGCGCGCTGTAACGTGTGGTCTGCATGTTGTAGCACTTGGCTTGGGTTGTTCTCGATGACGTCGATGACGCGTCGCTCGGCTTCTTGTAGCGCCGCTGTGATGCTGATCGACTGGTTCACATCTACTGTAATAGCCTGCTTGGCTACCCAGCCGTGGACGTTCTGCAAGATCGCCAGCGCCGCCTTGGCGTCGCCTTGCGCTGCGGCGTCGTGCAGCAGGTGGCTCATCTCCAGCTCGCCCTCGGCGCGGCCCTTGAGTTCAGCGTACTCCGCAATCTCGTCAAACTGCTTGAGCCTGGCGTACTCCTTGGGCAACATGCCTGCGGCCAGCGCCAAGTTGTCGCCCTTGAGGCCGAGCTTGGCAGCCTTGTAGATGCGATGCAGCCGGTCCTCAGTCGCTTGCAACTGACGCGGCTCATATGGCAGGGTCTCGAACATGGGCCGAATATAGCACTTTTGCAAAAAATAAAAAAGTTTGTGCAATCCCTCCGCTGCCGTGACCGGCCGGCCGCCGGCCCTCCCCCTCCCCCCTGGTTAGCAAGCCCTCACTCACACAGCCAAGCGGCCAGCAGCCGCGTGGACCATGTGGACAATGTGGACCATGGCCCGACAGTCGCAGGGCTTGCGTAGCTACGCGCTTGGAGTGTGGGTCATGTGGGCAACCCTTTAGCCATTGCCCACATGGACCACAGTTTTGGCGCCAGTTTGTGGGTCATCGTGTGGGTCATTGTTGGACTATGGTATTGACCCACAATGACCCACAAAAAAGCCCTTTAAAATCAACAAGTTACAGCCAAAAACGCGTTTGTGGTCAATGTGGGCAATCGCGGCGCGGGTTGGTGGCGAGCGTAGCAGCCATAGCTGTACATATATACAGTATATATATCTCCTTTTAGACTATACAACTCATTATCCACATGGACCACAAAGCCCGTTCTCCCAATGACAGCGTGTGGGTCACGCATATCCCCGCGCATTGACCACAAGCTAACCACACATGGCCCACAATCCCGACTATTTTGTAGGGGTGTTGCATTGTGCAAGGAAATCCCTTACACTACAGCCATCGCAACAACGCGATGCAACACCTGGGAGCGCAACATGAACGAAACCGGATACTTTACTGTCACCACCGCCGGCAAGCGCCAGCACCGCTTTAGTTTTGAAGCTGCCGCTTATGCTGCCTACCATCATGGCAACATCGAGCGCGTGATTGAAATCGAGCGCGTGATTGTCAATGGCGCACCAAAGCTGCGCGAGAGCGACGTCACCGAGCGCGCCATTGATTTCCTGTCAACCATCTAACCATCAACCCCGCGCGGCCAGAGCGCCGCGCTCAATCAACTGGAGTACACACCATGAGCAACATCGAAAAAAGCGCTTTTCATTCCGGCCTCTACATTGGATATGGTGGCGGCACTGTCTGGCATATCTACCGCACCAACCGCGATAGCTGGAAGGCTTACGCGCGCGATCTTTCGGGCACCATCATCGCGCCTCGACTGCGCGACATTAGCGCCAAGCTGTCAACCATGAACAAAGGAGCCTAAACCATGATCACCCCTAGCAACTTCACCCGCATACGCAACGACGTCAACGGCAACCCGCGCCACGTTTGCCATTTCCTGCACCTGGACGTCCACGGCTGGCGGTCCAAGATAGGACTGTCCAAGCGTTACGCGATTGCCTGCAAGCTCGCCAACAGCATCGGCGGAAAGAAGCACCACACTAAAGCCTATGGTGGCGGCATCGTTTTCCAAGAGTACGACGGATGCCTGCAAAACCTTTGCGATCGCATCAACCAGCTAACCCAGCGCGAGGAGGCCGCAGCATGAGGCAACACTACCAACCCAAGCCCGCGCGCCGCGCCAGCGCCGCGCTCGACTTCCTCGCCGCGCTCGTCGTCGGCCTTGCTTTGGCCGCGCTCGGTCTGGCTTACTTTGACATTCTCTGGAGCTAACACCATGATCACCATCACCCACAATCGCGCCACGTTTACCGTCAAACCCGAAAACGCCGAACCGACCCGCGAGCTGTTGGCACTGATCGATAAGTCCAAAGGGCGCAAAGGGCGCAAACTGCCCAAGGATAAGGGCCACGTCAAGCACGACAGCAGCAAGCGCCATTTCCCGACGTTTTATCCGGGCATGACGACAACGGAATACATCCGTCAGTACACCAATTTGAACAGCTATCTTTTCGTGGGCAACTATTCCGAGGACAAAATCCTCACCTACACCTACGCCGACCGCCCGGCGCCCATGCTAGACCCGTCAATCCCTGAAGTGATGGAGGCCACAGAATGAAAACTAGCGAATTGACAGGCGCAGCCCTTGATTGGGCGGTGGCAAAAGCAAACGGTAACACCGGACATTTTTTGATCGACGGATATTCCCCGTCCACCAACTGGGCACAAGGCGGCCCCATTATTGAGCGGGAGGGTATCAACCTAGACAACTACGCGAAGAACCCCAATTGGAGCGCATGGACACCTGCGCCCGAGCGTGACTCAGGAGAGGCGCAGGCTTATGGCCCCACGCCATTGATCGCAGCCATGCGCTGCTATGTCGCCAGCAAGCTCGGTGACACCATCGACGTCCCGGAGGCGCTGCCATGCGAACAATAAGCCACCACTATGAGCACGGCGAAGGGATCGGGCTCGACTGCGAATTGGAATACGACCCGTTACAGGCGCAGACCGAGACGGATCCAGCATGGCCGGCGGCGGCCTATCTGATAAGCGCCAAAGTGGCCGGGGTTGACATCCTGCCCCTGCTATCGCCCGGCACGGTGCAAGCGATCGAGGAGGCTGCGGTATGGGCGCAATCCTGATTTGCGGCATAATCGCCGCACTGCTGGCGGTTTTCTTCGACCTCTAACGCAGTTGCCCTTCAGGCCCGGCCTTACCAGCCGGGCCTTTTTCTTGGCCTATTTGACCCGTACCATGAGCGGCGATGCGGGTTCCTCGACCAAATCGCGCAGTTCAGACTTGCTATGCTGCAACATATCGGGCGCGCAGAAAACGTGCTTGCGGCCGTCATTGGCGCGCGACTTGAGCCGACCGCAGTCGATCCAGCCGGCCTCCTTCAGCGCATGGAGGAGCGCAGCCTGCGGTACTTTGACGCCAGACGGCGCAGACGCCGCCACACGGTCGCAAAGGCTATGGAAGGGGCTACCGACCACGCCTCGGGCAAATTCGCCCCTGCGGCCGCGCATCATCTCGACCAGGTACGACTCGGCAATGCTCATGCCATGCTCGACCAGGTTTGCCTTGAACTCGGTCCAGGCCGGCGCGGCCGACGGGTTGAAGGCGGAGACGTCCCGCGCCTTCAACCAAGCGGCGATCGCCTCATAACCGCCGGCCTTGTACCAGTTCCAGAGCCGGGCGGCGGCGTCTGGGGCCATGCGAGGCGCCGAGGACCAGACGCAGAACCAACGGCGGTCCTGACTGTCAATTGTGATCGGCACGGGGTCATTGGAAAACGCCAAGACGAACATGCGGTTCAGACTGTCATACGGGTGCAGCCCCTTGCGGTTGACCGTGAGCATATCGGGCGGGGCGGCGATGACCGGCTTCAATTTGTTGGCAAGCGCCCGGCGCTCACGGGCCTCGGGCTCCTTCAATTCGTTCAGGATGAGAATCTCGGACTCCAGCGCATAGCCCCACTGTGACCCTAGGGTGTCGTTGTCGAGGAGG